TCTTTAGGTTGAGAGAATACATTGCTATTTGTTGCATCCTTGAATATAAAGAATTCTATAGTCCAATCACCTGCAAGTTTCTGTCCTAAATCTGTACCTGCAAATTTAATATTGGTATTTGCCCAAACACTTGGTGCTGCTGTTGTTGCACCTAAGATCTTACCCCAACCATTTGTATCATCATAACTAAATGAATCACCAGTTAAAGTAACAGCAGGAGTGTAATGAGTTGTTGTATCAGTAATCGCACTAGATGTAAATGGTATTACAAATTCATTTCTATTCCAGTAAGTTTGACCAAATACATGAACATCACCAGATGTATCAACTGCTAATGTATGTGCTTGTAAACCTTCAATATTGTCAGCAGTAAATTCAGTGGTTGTATGGTTTCTGATTGTACCATTGTAACCAATTTTCAATATGTCTAATGTCTTATACTCATTATCATTGTTATCTCTAGTAAATGCAACGTTTAGATCACCAAATAGATCTATAGCAGATTTACCACAAGATGTAACGTCTCTTCCTGGTGCTAGGTAGCGATAGTTCCAAAGCAAAGCACCAGTACTATCAATTTTACCTACCCAAATACTATCCCTATCAATATCATTTGCTTTTTGTCTACAAGTAGCATTAATATAGATTTCATCAAATTCATCTATTGCCATGCTTGTGTTTATCATGGAGAATAGATTACTTGCATAAGTATTGATCCAATCAACTGTAATAGCGTTGACTCCAATCTGACACTTACCAACAGCAACATCTACATCAGCAGCGTTTGCATCAGCAGCAGTCTCCATACAGAAGTAAACATCCTGTCCCCCTGTTGATGAGTTATAATTACAGATAATATCAGTAATTCTTTCAGATTTATTTGCAGAAGCAAATTTTCTCTTAATAGCGAAATTACCTGATGTATCAATAGATGCTATGAATGCATCATCAGGGTTTGCAGAGTTTGTATTTGTGTATCCACCGATTATATAACGAGTATCACTATACTTCTTAATTATTGTGATATGATCAGCACGAGTACTACCAGATATACCTGCATATGCTTTTTGGAAAGCAAGTGTAGCACTTAGACCATTTGCTGCTTGAGTGTACTTACAAAGGATTACATCAGGGTTATATGCATTAAGAATACTACTATTAGGTTTATTGATACCTGTGACCCAGATATCATTACCATCAACAAATAATGATTCAAATTCTGTGTAATTTAATCCATCAGAACTTTCTAGGGTTTTAGACCATTCTTTAACACCAGTTGCTGATAATTTTGAGACGAATGCGACAACGTTGCCACTTGCATCTTTTGTTTTACCACAGATGAATACTTCCTTATTAAGGTTGACTTTGACATCGTTGACTTTAACATAATTGTTATTATTAATTAATGATAGATAGTAATCTGCTTTTTTAAAGATCTGTGGATGTGATAAGATAACTCGTGGGTTAGTTGTGTATCCAGATCCAGAATTTACTATATTAACTTGATCAATAGAACCAACAGATGATACTACTGCCTGTAATTCACCATCTTGACCAGATGCACTATCAATAATAATTGTAGGAGGTATATCTGTATTATATCCAGATCCAGTTTGAGTAATTTGTATTTCCTCAATACCTCTATACTGACGAACAGTAAACTGCTTGTTAGTATTGTCCATTACAGGTTGGTAATCAACAAATATACTATCACCTGCAACCAGGTTATGAGGATTAGATGTTGTTAGAACACCGAAGTTATTACCACTTATACTTTCAAAAGTATATGCAGAAACTGTTTCACCCTTGATACGAGAAACACGTGCAGATGCACCATCACCACCAGTTCCTGTATTATCAAAGACTAATCTATCATTTACCTGATATGATTGACCTGAGTTCTCAATAGTAAATCCAGTAACGTTAGCATCTTCAAATTTATTAGTTGTTTCTACCTCAATATCAACTTTTGAGTCAAATCTAACCTTAGGGAAGTAATCAAAGAGTTGTAAAGGTGATTCTTCAAATAATTGACCTAAGTTAATATCATCTTGTTCCTCAGCAGAGATCTGTCCATCTCTATTAGTATCTTCTGGATCAAATAGTAGTATTAGACCATCTTCAGTTGTTAGAGCATTAGTAGAAGCATTAGGTGCCCTCTCAACATCAATATCAACATTTTCATATGGATCACGATATCTTACAACACCAGTTGGAATGTTTTGCTGTACAGCACTTGTACTCAAGTTCCAACTATCAACAACAGAGTTGAAACTAGGACCTAAGACATAAGGGAACTCTGGATTACCTGCCTCTGTAGCATCAATGGTTACGAAGTAACAATATCTACCTGTAGGATAATCAGGTGTTTTACAGAATCTACCATTATACTGATCTAAGTCTCCAAGGTTGAACACATACTCATAGTCTTCAACAAAATTACCAGCTGGTTCAGCACTTAGTAGAGGACCTGCAGTTCTAACAGGAGTTGGATTAGTAGCGATATCATAAACAAGATCAGTCTTTAGTCTATAAGATGTTCTTAGTCTTGTAATTTCAGATGACTGGTCAGTAGGATCAGTATATCCGTAAGGACCATAGATTGGGTTTCCATCAAATGCCCAACCAATAATAGGAGAGTGTGTTAATTGTGTTTCTTGCTCTGTAATAGTTCCTGCAGTTACTTCTTGTAAGTTGTCACCAAGAATGAAACGTAGTTTTTGTGGATTAGATAAGTGAGCATATTCACCACCATATTGATTATTATATCCTTCAAACACACCACCCTTAGCAGCGTCTAATGTAGATGTTGCTTGTAAATTATATGTCCACTTAAATACAGAAGGAGTAAAGGTTGCATCTTGACCAACAGAGGTCATATTGATAAGAGTTGTTCCTTGGACGTATCCAATACCACGATTGACAATAGTAATACTTGTAACTCTACCTGCATTCTCACCATCGGTATCAATGGTAGCACGAGCAACAGCACCAAATCCAACACCCTGAATACTGATTTCAGGTGCTGTAGTATATCCTGAACCTGCAGAGATGATAGCGATAGAAATGATTCTACCATTACTTACGATAGGTTGAGCAACTGCTCCTGAACCAGAGGATAGACTTACATTTGGAGAACTGGTATAAGAACTACCACCACTGGTAATATTAACAGTACTAATAGGACCTCTAACACTGGCGGTGCCCGCAGCACCCGTTCCGCCTCCACCAACAATAGTAATTGAAGGCTGAGAAGTATAACCTGTACCACCTGAGTTAATTAAGATTCTTGATACAACGCCTTTTGTGATAATAGCAGTTGCAGCAGCACCTGATCCACCTCCACCAACTATTGATACTAGAGGAGAAGAAGTATAACCAGATCCACCTTCTGTTACAGTAATTTCAGATATAGAACCATTAACTATAACACTAGCAGTAGCACCTGTACCTCCACCACCAGAAATAGTGATAACAGGAGGTGATGCAGCATCATACCCTTGACCTGCATTTGCAATCGCAATACTGGTGACTGCACCGAATGTTTTACTTTGTGTTGACTTATATGACCATACAGATACTCCATTTACCCATGTACCAATAGGACCTGAGTTAATGGCGTTCTTTGTAGATATTGTAGTTGGGAGTGTAGGGAATCTATTTAATTTACGTTGGTTACCTGGTAATAGTGCTGAACCAGGAAAAGGACCTATAGAATAGTTTGGTATACCAGTTGATGCAACGTAGGTATAATTGTCATTGAAGAATGAGTTCTGTATATTAGTAGTATAAGGACCTATAGCATTGAGTATAGCAGTGGTTTCAGACTTACCTTTGTTTAAGTCAACAGATACTAGAATATTACCCTGAGGTATTATTGCTGCAGGTTGAGGTAAGGCATATTGGAAAACTGTTTCACTATCTCTAGATGTGACTGTAAATGTTCCATTATAGATGATTGGGTTTGCACCATAGACTGTAACCTGATCTCCAACTAACAAACCATGATTATTAGAACAAGTAACAGTTGCAGACTGATTGTTTACACCACCAAATGTAATACCACTAACAGTGATTAGTTTCTTAACGTTGTATAACCAAGTTGTGAGAAGAGGTAATGTTCCAGTACCACCTAACTTAGAAACTGTTAGTTTATCACCTTGTAAGTAGTAAGAACCTGTATCAGTCAGAGATGTCTGTTGTGCATCAACAATACCAACAACATTCATCACAACTTCTTGTGGTGTGCCTTTATTAATCTTAACTTGGAAGTTTGATGCAACTTCAGTAGCAGAATCCCAGTCCTCTACAACTCCATTTACGGAACGAGTACACTCAATGAACTGGTTAAGTGATTTTTCTTTATATTGTACTAATTCCGTAGTAGCACCGCTACCTATTACAAACTCTCCGTTTCTTTCTGGCCAACCAATAGTAGAGTCAACTGTAATAATTGAATCAGTCGCATTTAATGGTTCAGCAAGTTTTGTTTTATAAGGTACAGTAAATGTTCCTGTAATAGTTTCCTCAGATAGAACAAGTTCAAATATTTCAACTGTGGATGTTTTAATTGAGATATAGTTTTCAACCAATGCGGATGCTGCTCTTACATTAGGATCCGCAATGTCTGCCTCTTGTTGTAAAAGACCATCTTGTATATCAGTAGCAAGTCCAGAAACCTTAGTTGCTCTTAAAATAGTATCAATAGACCATGTTGCTGCAGATGGTTTGATGATTTGGTCTTTTGGATAAGATATACTTACTGTCTCACCATATAGTAACTTAAATAGGTAAGCAATACTGAAAGATGTACCCTTTGCGGAGTAGAAGTCTTTTATAGTTTTAATTGCTGTACGTACGTCAATCTTCGTATAGTCAAGTTCTGGTACGTCAGGTAAGAATTGTTGTGTATACTTGTCTAGTAAACGTTTTACAAATAGAGCATCAAGACATTTAACTTCTGTTTCTATTGCTCCTGCAGCTGCAGTAGTGTCATTGGAGAATACAGCATTACCATCTTCCGTGTATTCTACGATACCACTTGCTGCACGTGCACATCCTGTGAACGCTGCTTTCTGATATCCGCTACCTGATTGATTTACTTTGAAACCAGTAACTTCATTTAAACCTATTTCCGCAGATGCTTCTGCACTTGGAGGTGCTTGAATAACAACAGAGGGAGGATTTGCAGCAGAATATCCGCTACCAAACGCACTTACGTTGATATCTGTAATTGCACCATTGAATATTGACGCAGTTGCGGTTGCACCAGTACCACCTGCATACGCTCCAGTAGCATCTACTCTACTATCTACAATATAAACTGAAGGAATTTCATCATATCCGCTTCCTCCGTCAAGTAAATCAATACGAATAACTCTTCCATCACCATCAACTACTGTTTGTAGAACTTGTGCACCAACAGGATCTACGATTGCTACTCTTGGAACTGATGTATAACCTTGTCCTGCGTTAATTGTAGTAATAGATGCAATAGTTCCGTCTGCAGCAAGAA